TGCTTTTTCCCAAGCGGACGATTTTACAACTGGAGAACCAATTGTAGAAAGTAATTCGGGGTCGTTAAAATCTTTAAAATACGAAGCCTGTGCTTCGTCAAATATATGGTCGGGAACGATTGAGATATTTTGATTATAATAACTATCGCTCCATATAACTAATTGTGTTCTGCGTTCACTTTGATTCATGTATATTCCTTTTCTTTTCGTACTTGAAGATACAAGATAATAATGACAAAGTCAAGCGTTATTTTTATTTATTTTAAATTCATTTCATACTTAAAATTGCCACAATCCCATATTCGATCAAAGCCATTTAATTGCATATTTTCCCATTCCGTTAAACTATCATTGAATTTCTTTAATTTTTCCGATAATAGTGACTTTCTAAAATTATATCTATGAAATCTTTGGCCATTTTTCACATACCAATATCCAGGTGTCCCATTTGATATTTTTTTAAATCCCATTCGCTCATACACCAATCCAGTGTTCCATCTTCTATCTGAATAACTTATAATTTTGGACGGATTATAATTTTTGGTAAAATATGAAAGCAATTTGCTGGCGCCACCAGTTATTGAATATTTAGAAGCAAATCGGATTAATTCATATTCACCTTCTTTGTTTTTATTCCCAAGAGCAATTCTATTATTTCCAAATGTCATGACCGCGACTAGTTCATCATTATGAAAAGCTCCCAATTTAATACTAGATTTTCCAGAGCCTTGAACATGAAATTGATTTAGAAATTTCCCCTTTTCTTTAGCAGAAATTTCCTTAATTTTGGTATTTCTAGCATATATTTTTTTATCCATAATCCCAACTATATGCTTAATTCTATTTTTTACTATATCATTCTTATATACCCATTCGTCTTCAAAAATATGAATAAGTCTAACACCATTTTTCTCACATTTTTCAGTCTTATTTAAATGATAATTTTTATCCTTTTTGGTTTCAGAATGCCAGTATAAACCATCGAATTCAAATGCCAAGTTTTTAGTCGGAATATACACATCCAATTCTTTGCCATTTAATAAAGTCCTATCATTTTCATATATTTCAATATTTGGTAATAATTCTCTTATATATTTTTGAAATTCCCTTTCCATGAATGACGTCCCTCCATCGGTTCCATAGCATTTCGGGCATTTTGGAACAATGCCATTGGCTGTAGTGTAATTGAATGTCATGTCACATGTTAAACATTTAAAATCATATTTAATATGCTTGGCATGACCATCAACGATTTTTTTACTACCACCATAATCAGATAACATTATCAAATTCATTTCTTCCAATATCGGAATTAACGATTCCATTTTCTTATTATACATTTCTTGATTATAAACATTGGAGCCCCAATATGTTTCTTTACCAAACTTGCCAATATTAGTTCGTTTTATTTTGTTTTTAATATCATCACTTTGAAATGCATATTCCACTCCATATTTTTCAACCATACCCCTCTTAGCCGCCCCCAATACATCGGGCCTTTGTAGGCCTATTCCACCGAATATTTCAATCATCGTATCTTTAAACTTATCCCTGTTATTGTAATTTTCATCACCATACTTTTCCAACTTGGTTTTTTTACCTTTTTCCACATTTACATAATTTTCATCACCATACTTTTCCAACTTGGTTTTTTTACCTTTTTCCACATTTACATAATTTTCATCACCATACTTTTCCAACTTGATTTTTTTCGTTTTTTGTTGAAATTCTTCAGTCTGGTAAAATAATTTTCCATATTTTTCCATTTGCGATTCAATAGATTTTTTTCGTTTATGTTCTATATTTTTAGGCAATAAATTCCATTTTTTACGGCAATCTGATGAACACATCGTCTTTTTCTGTATTTTATACACTTTAAATTCATTACTGCACATTTTGCATTTTCTAATTTCCCACTTTGAACTATCCATATTTCTACCCATTATCATTCCTTTATTTATTACCAACCCATACCACCAATTACTAATAATAATTATAAACCAGATACACAAAACCCCCGATAAATCGAGGGCTTTTTAGGTTTATTTTACTGTTATTTTATGAAGGAAAAGTTGCACCCGTTGGAACAACAATAAAATCAAGGACTATAAATTCTGCAGTCCGAGTCGGTTGGATAAAAATCTGGCCAACCAGCTTGTTCCTATCAATCACATCTGGAGTATTATTCGTCTCGTCCATCACAACTTGAAATGCAGTCAAACCACTGTTCTGCTGTACGGATTCTAAGAATGGATTAACCATATTTAGAAATCTCGTTCTTGTTGCAGAATTGTTCTGTTCGAATACCAAGTATCTTGATGTTGAAGCAATATATTTCTTCAGTTTAATTAATAGACGCCTCACATTAACACGATCCAATGCAGAAGGTAATGCCTGAAGGGTCTTTTGACCCCAGACCACCACGCCCTGTGCTGGGAATGAAGCGATTGGATTAACTCTATTTTCATAAAGGGTATCACGTTCATCATGTGTCAAGCGTGTTTTTGCTTCAAGAACTGTAGTAAGACCACCACGATTTAGACCTGCTGGTGCAAACCATTCGTGGGATACCCTATCAGTATAAGCAATTACACCCGGTAATACGATTCCTGGTGGAACCCATACTGGAAGTGAAGTGTTTCTATCGGCAATTTTAACCCAAGGGTAATATGTTGCCGCATAATTTGTATCTAATGCACTAATAGTATCAGTTACATCATCAATACCGTCATCAATATCAGCCGAGTCCAATACATAAAATGCATCACCCCTAGCTTCCATTTTGTCAATGGCATGGTTTGTAATTATACTATGCCACTTGTGGATAATACCTGGAGTTACCAACATATTGATATCAAATTCATCTGGATTACTTACGGCGTTAATAGCCTTTTTGTAAGCAACTGACCCACTTGTCGTACTATCAGTGAGATTGAATCCCATCGTGTTGGCGGAAGAAATATTCACACCGACCGATTTTGGATTTGCCGGATTATCACCATCGAACGCTCCTTGGAATGGAACTCCAAATTGACGCTGTTTGATGTTTGAATTTGTCAATGTAATATATTGACTTGAACTCGCGTATGTATTTCCAGTGGTACTAGCTGCATCATCACCAGTCATATCTTCTAAACTCATTGATACGTTGTTACCAACGCCTGCTGAATTTGGCACTGGTGCTAGATATTGGCGATTATCATCCTTTGAATTATCCCAACCATAGTAATATGATGAGTTAAATACATTGGTATCTGGATTCACCTGTGCGGTTAAATATGACGCCACTGGTACAGCTGTTGTAGTTGGATCAGTTACACTTGCAGCTGCAAATCCCATTGGGACTACTGTTACAGGAACCGAACCATCGGCAATAGCTGAGTAATTTCTAATATAAATGTGATTGGACTTGTTAGGCCAGTCACCGTTATATGTCAATTTACCATTGTTATCAATATCCGCATACCTGTCACCAATGACACGTGCGAAGTAATTAGTGCTTGTAGGATTGAAATTTAGATCATCCCACGATTCCACTACTGTCTCATTCTTTTGTTTCCAAGCCACTTGATCAATCTTGCGAACTTGTAATGAAAATGATCCGAAATTGCTACCCGGAACAGTCGCGGCGGATTTCACATTTGCAATTACTACAACATATTTACTATTAACATCTGTCCCATGAGAACGAGTATAAATCTGAAATAGATTGTATCTCGACCCATTGATTAACTGTGATTGGATAGATGGGGTGTACCCAGCTAAATTATCAACTGCAGTTGCAGATGTCGCATCAAAAGCAAAATTCATAGTACCACTTGCCACTGAAGCGGAAGCGTTAGAATCAAGACCCTGACTAGATTGATATGTTTTGTAATTTTTGTAAAGATATCCGGCCAATGTGGTTTGTCCAGAAGTTTGAACCTGTGGACTAGAGCTTATCACATTTTCAATGTAATTTGCACTGCCGGTATTGAATGAAATCGCGTATGACGCTACGGTTGTATCCGATCCAGACAATGTTAGTGTAGCTGAAGATCAGTCGCCAGTAATTGTACTTGCGGATAAATCTCCCAGTCCATTCAATCCACCACGAGATGGTGCAATGACTGCCACTGTTTTAGTTCCATCGGAACTTGATATTTGAAGAGCGACATAATCTGAACTATATCCTCCTAATCCAAGAACGCGAACGATGGTCACTGACCCCGCGCTTCTTAAATATTGTTCTACTGCATACGGTGTATAATAACGATTATCAGTCGTACCGAAAACTTCCTCAAACTGCTGGAAACTTCGAATAACGGTTGGTACAAATGCTGGCCCTTTTACTGTAGGCCCAACAATTGCGGCACCGATTTCGGAAATTCCTTGTGGAAGAAACGATAGATCAGTTTCGTTGGTGAAAACACCGGGGGAAACTATTCTTTCGGCCATTTGTATTCTCCTAATTTATAAGGATATTATCCTTCTGTTGGTGTGGGCATAAATTCGCCCGTCTCTGGATTAAGAGTACCTGGGCCGTACTTGTCTGTTAATTCTTTAACTAGAGTTTGTTCGGTTTCTTGTTGTTTGCGATATTCGTTTTCTAGTTCGTCACCACGAAGTTCAACTCCATCCAATTCAGCTTTAAGCGCCATCTTCCTAATTCGTAATTGTCCAAACTCAAACTGGATCGCTTGGTATCCAGAACTTAATCCCTTTAATGATTCCATTTCCTCTTCTGAAAATTTAATCTTTGCATCTACTTCAGTCATAACTTTTCTCCTTGTTTATTTAGTAACTGTTTTTATTACTGCTTTAATAATATATATCAAGCAGTATTACCAAAACTCGCTGTTTTGTTAATTTTTTTTAGTTTAAGTTATATTTTCCTTAAAAGATACACCCATATTGATTGTTTTGGGTGAATATGTTCTGATTGTAGTTATATAATCATTGAACGATTCTGGTATCAAATAACCTTTAACTGTGAGTGTAAAACCCATTTTAATTTTGCGTTCCCCGTCGTCATATTCACTTGCGTCATCAAAACCACTCAATTCTGTACGAAACTTAAACTTGCTTGGTTCACCCCAATAAGCTCCATCAGTATAGTTTATCTTTTCAACAAGTGTATTCATCTGTTCTGTATAAGTTGTCCACAATGTGCATTCATAGTTTAATGTAACATAATCTGGCATAACTACATTGTAGTATTCTCGTTGCGGTAGGGCACCCTGTAATACAGAAAAATTACTGTATCTGTTCTTTTGTGTATATTTCTTTTCAAATGTGTAATGTAGTTTTGGGTCGTTGGCATCCAGTTTATCCACCGGCATTGAGTCGTCTTTTTCAACCCCAGTTCTGCGGAATGCTATAGCTGGAATAATAATTTGGCGTTTGTTGTCCCTCATAAAACCGTCAACTTGTGCCGCTTTCCACCTTTCGGGGTTGGCGTATATAACTGGAACATTAACTTGTTCTCCGTTATCAACAACTGTTGGTTTTATCACTTCCTGAAAGTAGTACATAATTGCGGCATCAATATCCATTAACCCTATAGATACATTTGGACTTGTATCACCTTTACGAGTTGTTTGTTCTGCCCTATTTACTACCCGACCTTTAGTTTGTCTTTCA